GCGGGGGCGGTGCGGCAGTACCCGGACACGGTGAGGGTTATTTCATGGTCCCCCCAGACCAGCCGTTCGGACCAGCCCTCCACCCACAGGAACGCCGAGGTGGGGGCGTTCCCGGCGGCCGGCAACCCTGTCAGGTCGATCAGCGACCCGACCTCAAGGTCGAGGAGTGCGGCGCTCTGGGCGGCGTCCAAGTCCTTCACGGCGATCGGCAGATCGGACATCACCCACACCGGGGATGAGTTCCTGGTCAACAACAGGTCACCCATCCGGGTGGCATCGGCGGCCGCTGCGAGCTCGGTGGCGGTGGACAGTTCGTAGCGGCCGTATCTGGTGACCGAATCGGGGCGGTCGGCCACATACCTGGGTTGTTCCCCACCCCCGGCCGCGGTGCCGTACCCGATGGACACTTTGTTGAGTAGCCCTTCGGTGGTGCGTCGCCAGTTCGGGGTGACCAGTACGTCACACGAATCCAAGGTCAGGGCCACCGTGGTGCCCCGGCGGTGGTCGGCGTCGGCGTAGCGGATCTCCCCGGCCCGGGTGTGATACACGATGCCGCCGGCTGATTCGGCGGTGCCCTGTGCGACCTCCAGTGCGGCCCGTGAGTCGATATCCCGCGGGAGGATCTCCACCGTCCCGGGGTCGGAGAACAACGGGTCCAACACGTACCCGGCCAGGGCGGTGACCCGTGCCACCCGTGCCCCGTCGAGTTCCTGGGGGAACGGGGCATCCCCCACGATGCGGCGGCCGAGGTCTGCCAGTGGGGCGACGGCGATCACAGTGATGGTGACCTGGTCGGGGGTGGCGTAGCCGGCGTCCTCCCAGGATTCGTTCAGATCGGTGACCCGTGCGGCGCACCGGGCATGGGAACCGGCCAGGACCGTGTCGACACGGATGACGGCCCCGATCTCCAGTTCCGGTGGGAGGACCTCCCCGGCGTCGTTGTTAACCGTCAACGTGAGGGTGAGGGTGAGGGTTGCGGCTTCTGGTTGGGAGTCGGAGTCGGCGCGGCCGTGGTGGATGGACACCTCATCGGCCAGGCAGGACAGGTCTACGAACGCACCCACCCCGGTGGGGTCGGGGTACAGGCGGACCTGGTGGTCCCCGATCATGCGGCCACCACCCCGATTCGGCGTTGGTGCCCGGCAAGGAGTCGTTGGATCTGTCGGGCCACCCCTTCGGGGTCCAGGGCACCGTTGATCGTGATGTGTACCCCCGCGGCCCCGGCCGCCCGGGTGGTTCCCGTGGCCGCCGTTCGTGCGGTCACAGCCGGTGCAGCTGCGGGGGCGGCCCGGAGGCCGGGGAGGTCGGGGAGGTTGATCTTCGGGACCTTGATCCGACCCAGGGCACCGATCAGGTCCCCCACAGCGTCAATGACGTTCTCGATCGCGGCCCGGATCTTGTCGATGATGTCGAGCACGGGGTCCAGGGCGTTGTCGGTGGCCGTTTTGATCCGGTCCCACGTGGCCTTCCAGGTGTCTTTCAACCAGGTCAACAGGGTTTGGGCGGTGGCCCTGATCTTCCCCCAATGTTTGATGACCAGGGCCACAGCGATCCCTATGGGGCCGGTGATGATCGCCAACAACAGCGGCCAATTGGACCGTATCCAAGCGTACGCCGATTTCATGGCCGCCCACAGTCTGTCCACGCCGCGGCGTACCCGTTCGGATCGTTGGTACACCATCCCGAAGACCCCCACAGCAACCAGGAGGGCGGCCACCACGAGTACCAGCGGGTTCGCCAACAAGGCGCTGTTCCACAACCAGGTGGCGGCGGTCACCACCAGGGTGATCGCCCGGTAGACCTTGAACGCGGCGTTGATCGCCAACACGGCCACCGCCAGTCCACCGATGACACCGGCCAGGACCAGGACCGCGGTGGAGTTGTCGGACATGAACCCGACCATGTCGCCCAGTTCGGTTGTCAACGCCACCACCACCGGCAACAGTGCGGTACCGAGTTTCGCTTTCAGGTCCTCGGTGGTGGCGGCCAGTTGTGCGGTCTTCGCCGCGGCGGTGTCCTGTTCCCGTGCGGCGGCCCCGTGGGCGTCGGCGGTTTTCTCGGTGATCAACGCCAGGGTGGCCATCGCTTTGGCTTGGGTGAGGGCCTTCCCCGTGAGGTCGTCTTGACCGTTCGCAACCAGTTCGGCCTGGATCTGTGCCGCCGACAGTGACGCCGCGTACTTGTCGAGGGGGTCGAACTCGCCTTTGAACGCTGAGGACAACGCCTCCACAGCGTCCTTGGTGGTGCCGCCGTACATGGCGGCCAGGTCGGCACCCAGGGCGATCAGGTCACCGGTCTTCGCGGTGACCTGGTCCATGGGGAGGCCGGCGTTCTTGAACTGTGAACCGATCAGGGTGGCCAGGGTGGCGTATTCGGAGGCCGCCAAACCGATCGATTCAGCCGACTGTGAAGCCCACTTCTTGACGGTGGCGGCGTTGTCCTCGAACACGGCGTCCACCCCACCCATGGCTTGCTCGAGGCGGGACGCCGAGTCGACAGCGTCGGCACCGAGTTTGATCAGGACCCCCGACACAATGGCCGCGGGGAGGGCGGCCCGCTCCATGGCCCCCTTGAACTTCCCCATTCTCCCGGCGGCCTTGTCGAGCTCGGCGGAGGCTTGGGTGGCGTCGGCCAACACTTGCACTTTCAATGTCGCGGTCGAGGCCATGGGGTTCATCCTTCCTTGGAACGTTGCACGGTTTGTTCGTGGATCTCCAGGACCGTGGCTAGGTCCTCATCGGTTGCGTGTCGGGTCAACCATCGGACCCCGATCCCGCCGGTGACGTAGGCGAGCTCAAGGGCGAGGCGTCGCCGGCTGGCTGGGTCGGGCCAACCGGCGACAGCGCGGTAGGGTCCACGTCCTCGACCTCCACGACCAGGTCAACACAGTCGGTGTCCTTGAACGTCTCCCATTTGCCGGCGTACTGGTTCGTGCGGCGCAACGCCGCCCAGGCGGTGAACGTGTCCTCATAGTCCAGGTGTGGGGTCGCACCGACCCCGTCCCGCACTGTCAGGGAGGGCCACCCGTGTTTCTGTGCGGTCTCCTGGTAACGCAACACGTCGGGGTGGATGATCCGTGCGGTCACAATGTCGCCGGTGGCCAGTTCCACGGTCACGATCCTTCGTTTCAACTTGCTACCCATGCGGTTGACCCCTTTGTTGTGTGTGTTTAGTCAGATTCCTTGAATGATGCCCAGGACCCGTTCGACCTCCGTGGCATACACCTCGACCACGGCCGGTTGCTGGGTGGTCAACGTGTCGGCCAGGAACGGTTGCGGGGCGATGTTGCGGGCCGGCCACCCCCAATGGATCGGGGGGGCGTAGATCAGGGACGAACCGACCGTGACCCCGGTCCGGTCGGGTACCGGTCGCACCGACGCGGCGAGCCGGCCGGTACGCCGTGGCGCTGCGGCCGCGGCCCGGATGGCCAGGTGTCGGCCGGCGGCCGTGTTCGCGTCACCCAGGTCGGCGAAAGCGTCGGCGGCGTCGGCCAGGGTACGGGCCAGGTTGTCGGCACCCTGAACCTGCACGGTCATGGTTTAGGCGTCGACCAGGTCGAAATCGTCGGCCACGAGCACACCGGTGCCGTACACGATGTCGGGTTTCCCCACACACACCCAGGTGAAGTCGGAGGTCATGTCCTCCCCCATCTCATCGCCACCGAAGTCCAACGGGTCGATGACCAGGACCCCAGTCGCGGTGGCACCCAGGGCGGTATTGGGGGTGAACGTGAAGGGGACCTCCAGGCCGGCGGAATCCCAGGACAGGGCGTGGAGACCCGAATCGGTGGCCAGGTCCTGATCGACATTCCCGGTGACCTGGAACGTGTAGGTGGTGGCCCCGGCGGTGACGTCACCACACAGTTTCGTCTTGGAGTCCCCCTGGTCCTTCTCCATGGTGATCTTGAGGTTGTTCACCAAACAGGAGGCGTCGACGGGGGTGCCGACCTCGCCGACGGTGAACGTGCCCGGGCCGAGTGGTTGGTTCGAGGCGGTCATGTTGTGCTCCTTTGTGGGGTGGACTGTGCCGGTTGGGATGTGGGGACGTAGGTGACCGCGGTCAACCGCAACGCCGGCAACGGGGCCGGGTCATCGGGCATGACCAACCGTTCAAAGCTGCGGTCATCGGCGGTGAGGGTTGCGGCGGGACCCAGGGCGGGCAGGACCCGGCCGTAGAGGTCCTCCAAAGCCCGGTACGCGGCCAGTGGGGTGGTGTCGGGCACAACCAGCCACAGGACCACCCTCAGGGGGTAGGTGCCGCACAGTTTCGCCGACCCGGGCAGGATCGCCTCCCCGCGGACCACGATCCCAGGTGGGGTGACGTCGGCGGGGTCGAGGTAGGCGTTCAACCCGGCGGTACGTAACGTGACGGCCAGGGCCTCCAGGGTGTCAGCAAACATGCCTCACCCCGTCCGTGGCGGCGTGTACGCACCGGTGTGCAACGCCTGATCTATTTGGGGGTCGAACTTGGGGGAGAACACTGCCCCGGTGTCACCGAACTCCACCCCACTGGGGGTGTTGCGGCGGCGCAACAAACGGGCGGCGTACATGATCGCCCCCTGGTAGACCTCCGCGTCGGGGCTGTACACCGGTTCGTCGGCACCGTCGACGGTCCAGGCGTCGGTGCGGACCCGTTCCACATGGGTTTCAGTTTGGGAACACACCCGGTCCAGCTCTAGGTCGTCGTTCGCCGGTGGTTGCGCGTTGTCGCGCAACCACTTGCGTACGTCGGCCGGGTCGAGCCAGACCGGGGTGAACTCCATCACTGGTTACTTGCGGCGGGAGCCGGCGGCCAGGGCGATCGGGGGGACCGGGGGGGCCACGCCGGTGAGCTTGCGGACACCAGCAGGGAAGTAGATTTCGGCTTCCTCGTACATGCCCCACACGGCGACGTCGCGGCCGAGTTTCTGGACGTTCTCGGCGTCGGCGATCATGGCCCCGGTCTCGGCGAACTTCGCGGCCTGGTCGTTGGTTGCGACCACGGTCCCGTTCGCCAGGAACGGCCACCTTTCGACCTCCAGGCCGTTGATGTTGATCCGCAACGTGGACGCCGACGCGGTCCCGGAGGCGTTCTGGGTTCCGTAGGCCGGGTTCGGCAACGTGTTCCCCAAACCACCCAGGGCCACCCACAGGTCCTTCGCGACCCCGACCGCGGTAGCGGGGGAACCGGTGGCGTCCTCCACTTCGGAGGACATCACGAACAAGGCCGCGGCGAACGAGTCGGCGTCGGTGGGGACCACAGCTGCGGAGGCGGTGCCGCCGGCGGCCAGGGCCAGTTCGAACACCTTCTCTGTGTACCGGGCCCAGGCCGCCCGGCAGATCGACAGGTAGGCGGTCAGGTACGACGGGCTGGAGCGCATGATCAGCTGGTAGGAGATGTCTGTGACCACACCGGCCGTTTTGATCGGTGCCGTGGCCTTCAGGATGCTGATCTTGGGTCCGGAGAGGTCGGTCTTCTCCGCGGCCTGTACCCCAATGATGGTGTCGAGGTTCCCGGCGAAGTAGGGCCAGTTGGAGTCCATCCCCGACGGGGGGAGACCGATCGAACCGACAGCACGGATCGCGGGCCGGCGGGCGTCGAGGTTGGCTTTGATGTCGGTGCGCCACCCCGGTGGGATGACCCCGGGGTTGTCCGTGGTGATCTGGTCGGCGATCGCGAACGCTGCGACCAGGGACCGTTGCCGCTCGACGTCGTTGTCCTGGACCGCGGACAGGAACGCGGCGTGGAAGGAGTCCGCGGTGGGGAACTCCGTCAACGGGTGCCGCGCTGGTGCGTCGGCGGCCAACATGGTGGACACTTCGGCGGCCAGTTCGGCGATCGTAGGAAGCTCAACAACGTTGGCTTCGGCGGTGGTGGTCATGGTTGTTTCCTCTCGGTGTGCGGTTGCGGCGACGGTGAGACCCGTCGACTCTGTGAAAGCGGAACCACGAACAACCCCTAGGTGGATCACGGTGTAATCGCCGGCGGCGACAACCCGTACACCGTCGGGGTCCTCGGTGAACTTCTCGACCTCCGCGGCGATAGAGAACCCGGTGAGGACCTTCTCCTGTGCCTCGACCAGGACGTCATTGCCGGCGGTGGTGGCGAAGATCCGGGCCTGCCCGGGCATCCCCGTTTCTACGGGTTCCCAGGGGGCCGCCAACCTGCCCACCACATGATCAGGGTTGTGGCCGCGGACCACGTCCACGAGCTCGTCCAAGTTGTGGGGGGGGCCGTCGAACCGGTACCGGCGACGGGTTGCGGCGTCGGGGTGTGCGGAAGGGACACCGAACGGGACCGCGAGACCGGTGATGGTTCGGGGGGCGGGTTCGTCGCCGGCGGCCAGGGCCAGGGTCAGGGGTGCGTCGAAACTCACGGACACAGCGGTCATACGGTTGCCTCCTGGTCGGTGGGGGCCGGCACCGGCGGGGGGTCGGGGTCAGCCGGTGCCGGTGCTTGTTCGGTGACGGCAAGGGGTTCCGCGGCCCGTACTTCGGGGAGGGTGAGGACCCCGGCCCTCAGGGCGGTTTCCCAGGTGGTCATGCGTGCCCCGGGGGCCTCCCGGAGGTAGTCCTCGGTGTCGATGACACACGAGATCCCGTAGGGGAGGACCAGTCCGGTCGGCCGCGAGGACCTGTCGTCGAGGGAGAGGGTCTGCTCCAGGACGGTGATCCAGGGGCGGATCGCCTCCAGGATGTCGCGGCGGGCCTCGACCACGTTCGCGTACGTCATGGAGTCACCGGTGGTGGCGTCCACAGCCCGCGCGGGGAGACCGAACAGCCGGGCCACCTCCAGGGCGGCATACTCGCGGCCTTCGGTGAGCTGCAACTGTGCGGCGTCCCACCCGAACGTCTGATAGTCGACCACCTGGTTGAGGTAGCCCACAGCGCGGACCTCCCGTGCGGCCTCCCATTCGTCGAGGAGTACCTGGATTTCAGTGTCGTCCAGGTCACCGCCACTGTTCTTCAACACGGCTTGCGGGTGGGGGGCGCGGGCGTACCGGCCGGCGGCGGCCTGGAGGTCGAGGTACAGGTCCAGGAGTGCGGTCCCGAAACGACGCAAACCACCGAGGCCACCGGCGTCGAACACCACCAGGTCACGGCGGGGCACATCGTGGCCGTTGATGATCCAGGTGGTGACCCGTTCGGGGTCGAGTGGGTCGGAGACGGTGTCGACCTGGTCGGAGGGCACCCGACGGAACTTGACCGGCATCAGGGCGGCGTTGCGGTCCAGGACCCTCCACACGGAGCGGTCCAACCAGATCAGGTCATCGATGGTTCCGAACAACAACCGTTGCAGGGTCCGTTCGGGGTCGGGTTGACGCATCCACGCACACCTAGGGTCGGTGGGGTCCAGACGTTCGGTGTCACTGGCCCAGGCGGTCAACGCAAAGGTGGAGATGGTGCCGGCGATGACGTGTTCGGCTTTGCGTACCGCGGGGATGGAGCGGGCGATCAGCCGGTGGGTGGCCCGTGGGTCCTCCAGTTCGGCGCGGCCGGCTACACCCACGACACCGGAGCGGGTGCGGGCCCCGGCGTGGGCGACGGGGGCGGCGGCGAACGACGCGGGGGTTGTCCCGTAGATCTTGTGTCGTAGCTCGGGGAACATCATCAGCGTGTCGCGTTGTCGCGTTGTCGTGCTTTGGCGATCGCGTGGTGGGCTTCATCAGCGTGGACGGTCTCGGTGTGGTTGCGGAGCGCCGTCCGGGCACCGGTTTTGTCGACGTAGGGGCCGGAGCGCCAGGAACAGCCCGGGCGGTGACACACGGCTAGGGCGTCGGTGTGTGAGGCGTCAACCCGCATGTTTTGAGTATGTCGGTGGGGTAGGACATTCCCCGTGGGGTCACGTGCGGGTCCGACCCATGGAGGCGACGGGGCGGCGACGGTCGGGGGCGTGGAGTGCCCCCCATCGGGCGTAGGAGGCGGCGATCAGGGGGGCCGGGTTCGCGGCGGCGTCACGGCGTGCCCACACGAAACCACCGGTGTCGGCGATGTCGCGTTTAGCGGCCCCTTCCACGGACTCGGTCAACGCGGGAGAGGGACGAACCTTCAGGGACCGGGTTTCGATCGCGTCGGCGATACCGGCGGCGGCGTTGGCGGCGTCCCCGGTGGACAGGATCAACAGTTCGGCCCCGGCGTGCTCCAGGGCGTCCACGGTGGGGCCGGCGGCCCCGTACCGGGTGCAGGCGATGGGGTGGCGGTGGGTGGTTTGTAGTTCGGTGAGGCGACTGATCAGCCAGTCGGTGCCGTCGTGTTGGTCGACGAGCTCAACAGTTGTGTTGTCGGCGATGACGATGGCCGCTGATCCGCGGCCGGGGTCGACATCGAAACCGATGCAGGCCGGGCCGGTGGCGGCGGCGGTCGGGTCCTGGACTGCGGCCCAGTCGGCGGGGTCGACCACATCACCGCCGGCGGTCCTGGTCCACCGGTTGCCGTATTCACGGATGAACGCGGGAGCACCGTCCTCCAGGGCCATGTCCAGGGCGGCGTAGTCGGTCAGACCGTAGGCAAGGCCGGGGTGCCAGGTGTGCCACAGGGACCGGTCCAAAGGGTCGATGTCGTCGGGGCACCCGTAATCGAACAACGCGAACCCCGGTGTACCGGCGAGAGCTTTGGCCAGGTAGGACATGGCGTAGGTGGAGGCGTCGGTGCCGGCGGTGAACACTATCCACAGTTGCCGCCGCGGCCTTGTGGAAAACGTCGGGGTGATGGTGCGGCGCATCGCCTCACCCAGGGTGTCGTCGTGTTCTTGTGCCTCGTCCACAATGACCAGGTCCAGGGCCGCGGACCGTAGGGCCCCGTCACGGGGTGGGAACGCTTGGAAGTAGGACCCCTTGTCTCTGCGGAGGATTCCCTCGGTCCCTTGGGAGCGGCGTAGTTTCAATTCGCGCGAAATACGCGGGTACCTCTCGAGCTCCAGGAACCAGTCATTGAACCGTGCGGTCGTGATCGTCCCCTGGTGGGTGGTGTAGCGGGCCCGGTAGTCCCGGTACAGGCGGCCGCGGCCCAGGGCACTGTCGTAGGCGACGGTCGTTTTCCCGGACTGGCGAGGCAGGAGCACCACTACCGTGTGGTAGGCGTAGGTACCGGTGGCGGGGTCTGCTATTTCGCCGGCCACTTCCCCAATGAGTTGTTGGTACGGGGTCCACGGCCGGCCCAGGTTCAGGGCCATGGCGGCACCGGCGTACCCGTCGGTGGTCCTACTCGGGTCCCTCGGTGTCCAGTGCCGCGGCGGCGCGAGCTCGTGCGGCGTCGTTGAGTGCTTGGACCGCGGTGATGAACGGATCGTCATTACTGTCATGGTCGGTTCCGAACATGGCCCTCAGGGCGTCGCGGTATGCCTGGTGGGCTTGGGTCTTGGGGTTGTAGTCCCATGGCTTAGTGTCTCCCTGACTGAACATGGCCTCCAGGCGGTCGATGTCGTTGGCCTGCCGGCGGATCGCGGCCACCTCAGTCTCCAGGAACGTGCGGCCGTCGGTTTGGGCGCGGCGAATGTCGCGGTCCAAGGCCCGGCGTGTCTCCCCGGTGGGTGGGCGTTTCCTCGGGGGCTCCCACAACGGAAGATCCGTTCCTGCCACGATTCACCCTTTCGAACAGTTGTTCGATCCTGTCATTTTTTTGGGGTTGGGGGGTCCTTGGGAATAAAAC